TCCAAAACGCTATATTGATGGCTTTATTGAATGGTTTCAAACCGAAGCAGGTAATCATCCAAAATGCGCTAAAAAGATAGAACAGAATAAAGGTGATGATGCGGTATTCATGCGTTATGTTTGGGAAAAACATAAAGATGATACTGTAATTCATTTGAGGCCAAATATTGTGGAGCATGTATACGATTTAATTGGCGGTTCAATAGTGAACGAAGCTAGAAATACACCATTAAAAGCGATTTATTGGAATGAACCAGAACTTATACAGAACTTAGAAAGGAGTCTGAGGTATGGCAGACATTGAAAGATGGATAACAGTAAACGGTGTGCATGTTCCGATTATGCACGGTGAAAAGGCAGAAGATGCTATTAAGAAACATTTTGCTAATAACGCAAAGGACAGCACAGACTCCAAGCAGAAGCAGATTGCCCAAAATAAATCAGAGGGCGATAAGAAAAATGCTGTAAAGGAACAGCCCAAATATAAAGATGCTAAAGACTTTGAACAATTCAAAAAGGATAATTTTGAAACTATTAAAACTGAATTGCGCACAACTGATAAACATATGGAAGATATAAAATCCGAATGGCGTAATATTAGACATGCCGAAATCAGTAAGAATGAAAATCTTCATGAAATGAATTACAGTGAAATGGAAAATGCCGATTCTGATTTTAGACAAAGTGCATATACAGGATGGTTCCGAGATGCTAATAGTGATTATAAACCCGAATTAGCAGATACGATATTTAGCAGTGACAAAGAATTTAATATCGGCATGAACATTGGATATTTCCACTACAGAGTAAAACAGGATGAATATAGTTTTTTATACGATAAGTGGAAAACTAATAACGCAAAGTCTTTCAAGGAATGGTTAGATACTCCAATGACTTTGTATCGTGGCAGTACAGAAAGTAAAAAACTAGTTGATAGTGATGTGTTTGTAGCTTATACACCCGATAAAGCTGTAGCAGAGAAATTTGGTAACTTTGCAGGTGGTCGTATAGATACGATTCAGATTACTCCAAGAGAAACGTGGGGTGCGTATAATATGACAGGTGAGCAAGAATATTGGATACCTAGAACGTGGTTAAATAAGCATAAAAAGTAGTGCACATTAATTAAAAATGTTGTATAATGATAATGCGTTATGCAACATTCGCACGGTAAGTGAGAATAGGAGATAACGTTATGGCAGAAAGAGAACCCGTAGCATGGTTTACCGCAAATGGTAGACGTATTCCAATCTTTGAAGGACAAAGTAAAGATGACGCATGGAAAGAACATCAAGTGCGTTGGAATGAAAGAGAAAAGGAGCGGATGAACGCTGAACATAGGGACAAGCCAAAAAAGAAATTTTTACCGGATATTCCCGCAGAGACAGCAAACAAGACCAGTGACATTTTAAATTTAGCTACCCACGATAGATTTACATTTAAGAAGGGTACTAAAATTAAACATATCTTGGTATTTGCAGGCAGTGGTACATCAACAGAATTTCGTGATGCCGCTAAATACGCAAGGCGGTATGGCGGTAAAGCGGAGGACTGGCAACACTGTGCGGGTGATGCATTGATTACAAATGGAAAAGTTACATTACATCGTGAGGTTCACTGGATACAACATAAAGACGGTGGTGTAAAAGAAGCGTTTATTAAGGTAAGACATTAGGAGGGATTATGATTAAGGTTGGTGACAAAGTACGTTTTATAGGAAAAGACAGTGTAGCCTATGAGAAGGGCAAAGTTTACGAAGTAACCGCATATGATGCAGATATGAACGCATATGGGGTTATGTCAGAATTAGGCGAAGATTATTATGTATCAGCAGATTATTTAGAAGAATTACCAAAACAGTAGGAGGTAATCCAGTGGATAAAGAACAAGGGGGCGTGTGGCGTACTATTAACGGAACGCCTGTATTCATTAAAGATGGTCAGTCTATTGAGGACGCATTTAAGAGCCGTCAGAATTACGATGCAAATAAAGAAAAACAAATAAGTCAGAATAAAAAGCAAGCCGCTAAATTGAACAATGACGGCGGTAAAACTGTAAATTCCAAGCAGTTTAATAAGGATATCACTAATGCACGTAGTAGCAGACCTATACAGGACAAGTGGAGAGTTGATATCCATACTGCCCAAGAATACGATGATAAAGGCTGTAAGTGTTGGACGTCTAGCGGTGGTTCAACCGTTGCCGTTACCAATGAGGGTGATATTATCAGCGTATGCAAATATAACGGCGATAGAAGTATTCACGGGTCAGATTTATTAGCCAATGCGGTTAAAATGGGCGGTACAAAATTAGACAGTTTTTCCGGTAATCATAAGTTTTATACAGACTGCGGATTTGAGCCGGTTAGTTGGACACCGTTCAATAAACAGTATGCGCCAGATGGATGGAAAGAAGCAGGTGCAGAGCCGGAGCCTGTAATCTTCTATAAGTATGTTGGCGTTGGCAAAGTTAAAAATCTTGATGCTAAAGCGTGGATGCGTACAGTGAAACCCTATGATGGTGATAGCGGTTATGACGATGCTTACGCATTCAGAGATAGTACAATTAAAAAGTGAGGTGTGTTTATGTCATATGCAAGTTATATTGATGCTATAACTACAATGTTGAAGAAATATGGTTATACGCAGATGGAGATTGATTCGTTATTAGGGCGGTCTGATATCAAGAAATATCTACAGGCTGAATACAAACATTACACGAATGAAGACAAAAACAGCCCATTAAGCGGCGGTCACAGTCCTAACGCAGTAGCTAATTGTTTAGATATGCTGTATTAGGGGTTAAATAAGCCAAATACGGCACGAAAACAGGTCAGATGATTCATTATCCATTTGGCCTGTTTTATGTTATATTTAGGGTAATATAAGGCCGTTTGAAGGGGGTATTTTATGTGGTTAAAAAATAAATATGGCGGGTGGTTTGAACTACCAGAAGAAAAATATCAAGATGATTATAAATCCAAGCAGATTCAATCAAATTCTGAACAGAAAAAAGAAGTTGAAGAAGCCAAATGGACACAAGAGCGGGAGAAAGAATGCCACGCAATTGCAAAACAATTAATTGATAAAGCCCATAAAGAAGAGCCAAAGGTTACAAGAGATTTACAGAATGCGGTACATGTAGGTACAGGTAAACTATCTGGGTTACAGTATAAGTTCAAAGGAGAGGGTTCATTATCTGAAAAACTTGACCGTAAAGCTATTGAAAAAGATACCACACCAAAGGAATACTCTAAAAAGGTAACGGATGTATTGCGGTATACAAATGAATCGAATGAAGCAAACTTAGTTGGAGACTTCCGTGTAGTAAAAGCCAATCTGGAACGTAAAGGATATGAAATGATTGAATGTACAAACACATTCAAAAAGGGTGAATCTTATAAAGGCATTAATACACTTATGAAATCCCCAACAGGGTATACATTTGAATTACAGTTTCACACACGGCAAAGTTTAGAGATTAAGGAAATCAATCATAAATTGTATGAAGAAAGCCGTAAAGTGGGAACATCAAAAGAACGAGAAAATGAACTCAACAAACAGATGCGAAGGAACGCTAATAGAGTAGTGCATCCTATGGATATAGATACCGTGCAAAATATTAAATAAAAAACGGGATAATTACCCGTTTTTTATTGCTTCTTTGATAACTGCTTCATCTACAGTGTTTGCGATAATTCCACCGTAGAAGATTTGCGCCATTGACTGGTCACGTACCCACATACCTTGTTTCCGGTCATACCGTTGCATCTCCCCACTATCCAACATTCGAATAAGCAGGTTGCCATTTACTTCCTTGAAATATTCCATTTTATCCACCTCTTTTCTATTATATCACGCATTAATCGGAACACGCTTTTTATTCATGCGTGTACGTCCGACACCCCAAGCATCCACATTCTCAACATATTCCCTGTAAGTCTGCTGTGCGTCTTTCCATGTCTCTTCACGACACGCCTCATCCCATCCGTAACCATAATTACATTCGATAATCCAAACGTCTTTTGTTTTTCTCATAGTATCTCCTATCCGTTTCTAATGCATTCATTCAGTGAAATTCTGTGACCGTTATACTTAAAGTATGGAATCTGCGCATCGTAATAGACCTTCGCACGGTGTGGTTTTGTACCACTGCACCAAGCTGGCGCACGAAACAATACATAATCATCAAATCCATTTTCTATTTCTGTAATCTCAATACCGCCCCAACCACTGTAATAAGCAACACAGCGGCTTCCCATAATTTCATTTTTATTCATGATTAAACCTCCAATCCTCTGTTCCATTTTTCTTGGTCAATGACGGCAGTCCATGCGCTCATGCAGTCCGTAAGCCATTCGTCTTCCCGCCAATCGGTTACCCCATCTGACTTATCGTGGAAGAATTTAACAACCGCATTTCTTAGTACCTGTAGCCCATTATTTGACAGGTATTCAATATTTAGCAATTCCCGTAATAATTCCACATTCTCACCGCTAATAAATCCAGAACGAATTGACGCACGGTTTTTAGCGTATTCTGTATATACCACTTCAAGCAGTCTGTTCATTAGATTTCCTCCCAAGTGCATTGCGCTTCACCAAATTCCTTGTTATATCCGTTGATAAACCAAGCTTCACCATCTTCCCAATGGTCAGTTACCCAACTAGCAGAATATTTATGCTGTTTTGGCCCAGCATAATAACCATATTTATAAGCATCTGTGACTGAATGTTCCATAAATTCAACAAATTTTTCCGCTGTTTTAAAGTAGACAATTAAACCATCGTGCAAATCGTTCGTGGTGTAATCGAAAACTAACTCCTTTCTTGTTTTCATTCCGCAAATTTTCCCGTGCAGTTTATTTAACATTTCTTTTGTCATTTCTATATCCTCTTTTCCGCATCCTGTCGGTGCAATACAATATTACAATACGTTATACAACATTGTCAACAAAAAGTTTTACAAATTTCGTGAAGTTTTTCACAAACTTTTTGTGAAATTTTTATCAAATCACTCGACTAATTTTTACATATTATATATAATAAGTTATGTAAATAGATGCCTTAGAGCATCAGAAAGGAGATATACCATGGGAACAGGTAAAGTTACCAGTAAAGCCGGAAGAGTTTCAGTTACGGCACCAAGAGAAAAAAAGACTACACGTGCACAGCGTGCCGCAACTGGTGAAACAGTATTTGGAATGCAGGCTACACAAAATCCAGATGCCGGTGTTTTACGTTCAAGGGGTCGACTCGGTGTATTACGTGACAAAAATGGCAATGTTGATTTTGAAGCAATGCGGGAACGTACGGCGCAAATTCAACAGAATGAGGCTAAAAAGTCTAAAAAGAAACGTAAGTAACAATTATGCAAAAAATTATTCATTCAATTGATTATTCCCCGATTTCTAATCTAATCAATGAGATTGAATTATTCTATGCGTACACATCTGAAAAGACTTTGCATGGTCAAAGTGCATTAGTAAAACCAACGTTTGACAATGCATTTAAACCACTGCAAAGTCTTTTTAATGAATATGGAGATAACTCATATAATTTTAGATTTATTGACAAGAAATATGAGGAATTAAAACTACCAGAGTATAATTCATTAAATATTATTGTATGTTTTAGCGGTGGAAAAGACAGCACAGCTTTAGCGTATCTGTTAAAAAATAGTGGTTACAATGTTTATTTATATCACGTAAAAGGAATAAATAAAGCGTATCCAGATGAATGGAAACGAGCAAAAGAGATTGCCAATTATTTAGAATTACCTATTTATTTTGATACGATAAAATTTCAAGGTAAATTAGATTTTCCAGAGCATCCTATGAAAAATATGATTATTGCAAATAATGCAATACGATATGGTATTACAAATAATATAGGAATACAAATTGCAACTGGTAACTTTTTAGATGGTGAGATTGCCCACGGTATTTTTTACACTTCTGGAGATGATATGCCAGAAGTGTGGGATGTATATGAACATATTATGCAAAAAATAATCCCACAATTTCACATGACATTTATGTTAGCAGACACAAATGAAACCTTAGAAATATTAATGAAGGATAAACAATTATTAGAACTCACTCAATCATGTGTAGGCGCACAAAGATTCAGACAATGGAATCATGATAATAACGAAAAGAAATACGGCGTTAAGTTATTAAAAAATCGATGTGGTAGCTGTTGGAAATGTGCTTTAGAATATATTTATTTAGCAGACCACGATAAACAGGAATATAACGAGGGATATTACAGACATTGTTTAGATGTACTAAAGAAATCGGCTAAACGTGATTTTGAAGAAGATTTTACTACTTGGAAAAATCTGTGGGAAAGTTATTTTTTATATGATATATCACAATCGAAATATTTAGGAGGATGATATATGTTCTCAGAAATTTGGTTTAGATTAAAGGAGATGATACGGCGTATGATTGGTGCAAGAACAGTTGAACAAAAATTACATGTTGCCCCCATAATTTCCAGTCAGATGGAAAACTCAATTAAACTATGGACAGACATGTACCAAGACAGGGCAAGTTGGTTACACGAGCCATCCAACGCAGACCCGTCACGGGTTGTTTCGCTTGGGTTACCTTCTTTGATTGCAAGTGAAATGGCACGTACAGCATTAATTGAATTTAAGTCAGATATTACAACACCGACAACGGATGTAGAAGTTAAGAATCCAAAATACACAAAGCCAGAACCGGATGAATACGGAAATGTAATGCCTACGGCAGAACCAGAATTTATTATACAGAAAAAGCCAAAATCCAACGTCAAACGTGCGGAATACTTGGATAAAGAGTACAAGAAACTCAAGAAAAAACTCCGTACCGAAGTTGAATATGGCATCGCAAAGGGTGGATTAGTTATTAAACCGTACGTCATTCTGAATACAGCAAAAGCTGAAAACGGTACAAGTACATACCCAGAAGCAGAGATTGAATTTGACTATGTGCAGGCAGATAGATTCTATCCACTCGCATATGATGCTAATAAGCGAATTACAGAGGCGGCATTCTTAGAAACTAAAACGGATAAACAGACTGTATACCGCAGACTTGAATATCACAAGTGGGAAAACAACACGGTTAAAGTTATGAATATGGCTTTCAAGTCATTAAATAATGAACGTGGTGGCGATATGGCAGGTGTAGATTTAGGGCAAGAAATTGACCTCAAAGAAGTACCGGAGTGGG